TAGACCTTATAAACACAGAGCCGTATTATAATTGAGGTTTTGTTAGTTTTTCCAAGAGCATAAAAAAACTAGCCATAAAATAAACATAGGTTCGGAAGTTAAATGCCGACTGAATTAACGACAGGCGATCCAGAGAAAACCGATGAAAATTATTCCTAGGGGGATGAGTATAAACATCCTATGAACAATGCCTAATATGTTTTAGTTTAATAAATCAATACTTAAAAGAGGAGTATCAATGAACATGACAGATCATACCAAATCAAACTGGGATGAATACAAACTGCCTTGTCCTAAATGTGGTGGATCAGATCCAGTAGCTAAGAACAAAGACGGATCAGCACATTGCTTTAGTTGCGAGGCACATTTCTCTGATTATGATAAAGCAAGTGAGAACACTCCACAACAACAGCAACAGCAACAGCAACAAGTATCTAATATAAAAGACCACAAAAATAAGCTTAGAGTTCCTAAGAACGGAATCTTCAAAGAACTAACCGACAGAAAGATCTCTAAGCAGACAGCTATCAAGTATGGTGTCAAGGTTATTGAAAGCACAAGTGAACAAATCTATCCTTATTATGTTGGCAATCAGCTAGTAGCTACTAAGGTCAGATACAAAAGCCAAGATGGAGTAGCCAAGAAATTTATAGTCAATGGTTCTTTTGCTGACAGTGGATTGTTTGGAGAGCAACTGTTTAGTAAAGGCGGAAAGTATATTACACTTGTCGAGGGTGAATGTGATGCTATGGCTGCTTACGAAATGCTTGGCTCTAAATGGGCAGTAGTCTCTATCAAGAGAGGTGCTTCAGGCGCAGTCAAAGATGTTAAAGAAAGCCTAGAGTTTTTAGAAAGCTTTGACAACGTAGTAGTTTGCTTTGACAATGACAAGGCTGGCAGAGAAGCTTCTCGCAAGGTTGCTCGTCTATTTACTCCAAGCAAAGCAAAGATAATGACTTTGCCTGAACAGTTCAACGATCCTAATGATATGTTGTTTGCAAGCAAAGGCAACCTGTTCAATCAAGTTTGGTGGGCAGCTAAAACATATACACCAGCAGGTGTCATAAATGTATCAGATTACAAATTAAAGTTCTTCAACAGAGAAAAGAAAAAGAGTGTTCCTTATCCTTTTACAGGACTAAACAAGAAACTCTATGGCTTGAGACAAGGAGAACTTGTAACTCTCACAGGTGGCACAGGACTAGGTAAGTCTAGTGTCACTCGTGAATTAGAACACTGGCTTATAAAAGAAACAGACGATAATGTAGGTATCATATCCCTAGAAGAAGATCCTACTAGAACTATCAGTGGTATCTTATCTATCGAAGCTAACGCAAGACTATATATTGATCAAGTCTTAGAAGAGTTTTCCAAAGAAGAGATAGATAAATTCTTTGATATTCTTTATAGCGGAGAGAATAAAAACAGAGTATGGATTCATGCGCACTTCGGCACTAACTCTATCGAAGAAATCTTTTCTAAACTTAGATACATGATCGTAGGTTGCGGTTGTAAGTGGGTGGTCGTAGATCATTTACACATGCTAGTTAGTGCAGTCCACGAGGGAGATGAGCGTAGAGCCATAGATGCAATTATGACTAGGCTCAGAAGTATCGTAGAAGAAACTGGCGCTGGTTTAGTTTTGGTGTCACATCTTAGACGAGTTGTTGGCAACAAAGGACACGAAGATGGTATCCAAGTTAATCTTAGTCATCTGCGTGGTAGTCAATCCATAGCACAGTTGAGTGATTGTGTTATAGCCTTAGAACGAAACCAACAATCAGATGATCCTGAAGAAGCAAGAACAACAGTTCTAAGAGTATTGAAGTCTAGATACACAGGAGATGTGGGATTAGCTGATCGTTTGCTTTACGATAAAAAAACAGGTCGCTTAAATGAAATACCAAAAGAAGATTACGAAGACGATGGAAAAGATATAGAGTTCGATGATTATGCGTAGCCTAGTATTTGACATAGAAACAGACGACCTCAAGGCTACTAAAGTCTGGTGTATTTGCGCTCAAGATCTTGATTCTAATGAACTTTTTCGGTTTGCTCCTCACCAATTAGAGTCAGGTCTTGAGTTGCTTCAGTCAGCAGACAAGCTTATAGGACACAACATTATAGGGTTTGACATACCTATAATAAAAAAGATTTTAGGAGTTGATCTAAGCAATAAAAAAATAGTTGATACTCTTGTCTTGTCTCGTCTGCTTAATCCTGTGCGAGAAGGTGGACACAGCTTAGAGATGTGGGGTTATAGATTGAACTATCCTAAAGATGATTTCACTGAATATAATAAATACTCACCAGAGATGTTAAAGTATTGTGTTCGTGATGTTCAAATTAATACTATGACTTATCATAAACTTAAAGAAGAAGCAAAAGGTTTTACTAAAGAGTGTGTCAATCTTGAACATGAGGTCAGTTTAATTTTAAAAGAGCAAGAAGAAAATGGATTTCTATTTGATGAACCTAAAGCAAACAACCTTCTTTCAAAGCTTTATAAAAGAATGAATGAAGTAGAGGAAGAAGTTCATAAAGTATTTAAACCTAAATGGATAGATGATAAATTAGTAACTCCTTATGTTAAGAAAGATGGATCATTATCTAAACGTGGATTAACAGATAAGGAATACGACCAGACATTTCTTGAAATTATTCTTCAAAAAAGTGTGAGTGGAATACAGGAAGAAGATTTTGAAGTTCCTAAACCTAGATCATTCATGCGAAAGAAACTTCAAGAGTTTAACTTAGGCTCAAGGAAACAAATAGGAGAATACTTACAAGACTTTGGATGGAAGCCTAAAAAGTTTACACCAACTGGTCAGCCAATTGTTGATGAGAAGATATTAAAAAAGATTACGGACATACCAGAAGCTCAACTTATAGCAGAGTATCTTTTACTTCAGAAAAGAATTGCACAGATTGAGTCTTGGGTAAAAGCTGTTGAAGATGATGGAAGAGTTCATGGTTTTGTGATACCTAACGGAACTATTACAGGTCGCATGAGCCACAGAGCGCCTAACATGGCACAAGTTCCATCAGTTAAGAGTTCTTATGGTGCAGAATGCAGAGAATGTTGGATCACACCCAAAGGATATAAACTAATAGGTATTGATGCAAGTGGATTGGAATTAAGAATGCTTGCTCACTACATGAAAGACGAGGACTTTACAAATGAAATCATTAATGGAGATATACACTCCTATAATCAAAAAATTGCACGACTTCAATCAAGAGATCAGGCGAAGACTTTCATCTATGCACTCATCTACGGAGCAGCAAATAAAAGACTCGGAGCAGTGGTTGGTGGAAGCGAAAACGATGGTAAGAGAATTAGAGAATATTTCTTTGCTGATCAGCCTGCATTTAAAAGACTTCGAGATAGAGTTACAAAAGCAGCAGCGAAAGGCTATGTCAAAGGAATAGACGGAAGAAGGATCTTCATAAGAAACACACACGCTTCTTTGAATAGTTTACTACAAGGTGGTGGTGCAATAGCTATGAAGAGAGCGTTAATTATACTAAACAAGAAAGCCAACAAAAGAAACCTAGATTTTAAGTTTGTTGCTAACATACATGATGAATGGCAAGTAGAAGTGCATAAGGCACACGCTGAATATTTAGGCAAACTTGGTATAGAAGCCATTAAAGAAGCAGGTGATTATTATAATCTTCGGTGTCCTCTAGATGCCGAATACAAAATAGGAGATGACTGGAGTGAAACACACTGAAACAGTTAAAATAAAAGATCTCGTAATATGGAGCAATAATGATATTACTGGCTACAATAGAGTTCGGCTACAAAAAGGTACTGTTTTATTTAGATTACCTAAAGGTAGAACACCTTTGGTAGTTGTAGATATAGTATATAATGATGACCGAAAAGGACCGCTAGAAGTAATGGTTCGCGCACAGTATTTATATTCATACACTAAAATAACATTAACTGGAGAAGATGAGGTAGTTCCTTTAAAACTTATTGAACTGTCTAATCCTGAAGGCAAACATTTCGGTTGGTGTTTTAGGGATGAGGTTGACTCAGATAACTTTTGGGAAGAACTATTTGATACTTACGATTGTGGAGATGATGGTCATAGACTTATAAATGGTAAGCCTTGTGTTTATTGGACAGAAGGCACGTGGATTTCAAAAGATGGTGTTGAATTAGATGAAGGAAGATAATATGAAACATATTAAACCACAAAATAGGAGATGACTGGAGTGAAACACACTAGCCAAGATAATTTTATAAAAGATTTAAAGAGAGGCAGAGATATAGAAGAATTTTTGTTAAACAAAATAAAAAATAAATATCCTTGTGCTACTTTAATTGATGGTAAATTTAAAGACTATGATCTTTTCATACCAGAAACAAACAAAAAAATAGAAATTAAAGGAGATTACAGAAGTTGCGAGACAGGTAATATTATAATTGAATTAAGTATGTATGATAAACCTTCTGCTTTATTAACAACAAAAGCAGATTACTGGATTATTTTTACAGGACAAGAGCTTTTATATATAACTCCTATTAAAATTATAGAATGTATTTTAACTAACAATATACAATCAAGAAAACTAACTGGTTTTGGAGACACACAACCTAAGATTGCTTGTCTCATAAAGATAGATTTATTTAAAAAATATTGTTTTAAAACAACGGAGTTAATCAAAAATGAAACACATTAGAAAACATAAATTAGGAATAGATGGAAGACATGAGGGATATACAGCATCTTGGAAATATAGAAAAGATCCGAAGTGCAGC